ATAGATGTAGCACTTGCAACTGTTGTTACTATTGCAACACCTCTTTTAGTTGCTTCAGTGCTATCCCATACTTCAACTTCCATACCAAGCCATGAAGCATCTGCTGATGGTAAGCCTACATAGGCTGTTCCACCTGCTCCATCATCAATAGTAATTGCTGCTGATTCAGTTCCATCTGCTGCGTTAGCTGGATCTGAAGCTGCATGAAAGCTTTGCTTTACCCAAGGTTGTTTGTGTTCGAACATTTTAAAAACGGGATCTGGAACTGTTCTTGTTTCTTTATTAGCTATAACAGTTGTAAACGGAGTTACGTCCGTCCACAATTCTTTTACAACTTGAGGATCGATGTAAAAATTACGTCTATCCGTAAAGAGAACACCAGAAGCCGATAGGTCTTTTGCTGCCATTTTATTATCTCTCTATTTTCCCTTCACTCAGCTGTCTTAATAGACCTTTGGTCAGGGGGATTAACATTATCATTTTTTCCAAGATAACATAGATTGATTAAATAACTGCTCATCATTCATAGGTGCTTGAGAAGTACCACTAGCAACCGTAGTTGATTGTGGAACTTTCATTCTTTCTTCCCTATTTTGATAATCAGCAACTCGCTGTTGAGATTGAACTTGCTCTTTTGAAGGAGCATGAGCCATCTCATATACTTTAAACAGAGTTTCAAAAGATACATTACTAGGGTTTTGTAGCCATTGTATAGCGCTAGTTACCTTGTTAGCATCCCAACCTAGACTTTGCATAGCATAGTTTCTAGCTTGAGATTGAGCCATTTGGTCTCTTTGAGCTTCATAAGCCATAGCTTGTTGCTCTTGTCTATAATTGTCTACTTTACCATAATAGTCTATCATATCATCTCTATATTTATCATTAGCAAGTCTGTATTTAAACGAATCGCTATCTGGATCATTGTATGCATCTACCTCGCTATAAGAATGTGGTTTGTCTGGACGACTCGGTGGCTTCAATGAATTCTGCTCTTGAGCAGGTTGTTCATTGGAAGGAGATTGCCTTAAAGTATCTACAATATTGGGGTTTTGTCGCACTAAATCTGCAACAGGTCCAAGTGTAGACTTATAATATTCAAGCTCTTTTTGAGTTTGTGATAGCTCTCCTGCAGTCCTATCGTGTTTAGATTGCCAGTATTCGAAGCGATCTGCATCTTGTTTTGTTGGAGTTTCCTGCGGGGCAGCATCAGCATCATGTGCTAATTGCCCTATTGAAGTTTCAGTATTAGGATGTATAGCATCTCCTCCAACAGAGACACTTGGATCCTCTGGCGTAATGCCAGCTTGACCAATCGGAGCCTTTGCGGGATCCGTTGTGTTCATTACTGCTTCTTCATTTGGTATTACATTTTCCATGTTTCTTCTCCTAGTTTGTCATTATCAGCAACTATTCTTCATCGAGTCCTAACAACTCTTCATTCATAACAGCTTGAGGATTGTCAGCTTCTTTAACCATAATGTTGACTTCCTCTTTAATCTGTTTCAAATGATCATTAGTTCGATGTTTGTACAATTGAGATGCAGCTGACATTTGTGCTTCTAGTTTAGCCAACTTCACCTCAAAATCTTTTAATTCAACACGTTTTCTATCATGTAATGATTCACGCTGCGCTGTTTGAAGGTCACCTTTAAGTTTTTTAACTTCTTCTTCAAGTGCTTGAGTTTGCTGTGCAAGCTGTTGTTGTTGACCAGCTCTTTCAAGTACACCTTCCATATCAGCAACGTCTGTTTGTTTTAATAATTCAACTTGGTCTATAACTCCAAGTGAATATAATTCTTTATAATATTCAAATCTAGCCCATCTATTTGAAGGCAATGTAGAACCAGATACTACTTGTACATCGTATTTACCAACTGTAACATCATTGATTCTACCTACAATTGCATTAGTAAAATCATCAAATACTAATTTATTAACTTCTACATCTTTTGGACTTCTATTTGGCTGTATAATTCTAAGTGTCTTTTCTTCTGTATATACCCATTGCATTAATTCAATAACTAATTTACCTAATTGATTTAACATTGATTCAATATCATCTTTTTTAGATCTAATACGTCTTTGACCAAACTCATCAAGTGCTATTGTACCTTTATATGTTTGAGGTGCAGCGCCTTGGTCACCTTGCATTAATGCATATATACCTAAAATTCTTTCTATATCAGCTTTAGCTTCTCTTTCATTATTGTATAGTTCATTAGGAAGTGGAACGGGACCAGCAACTATTGGCTGTCCAAGCTCTGGATCATACTCAATAACAGCAGTACCTGCTCTACCCCATTCTTGTTCTAAATGTTTCTTATCCATAGAACCTCTTGGAATAAGTAATTTAACATTTGTAGAACTAGAAGCATGTGCTATAATTAAACTTCTTACTTTATTAACATACTCTTGTAAACCTTTAACTAATCTAACATCACTCTGAGGAAAAGGGTTTCTATCATGATGATTCATTAAAGTAACTATTGGGTAATTTTCAATAGGTTTTATATAATCAACAATTAATTTATCACCAACTGTTATTATACATCTAATTCTATCACATTTAATCTCAGTAACCTGTATCATTTTATCTTGAACTAAATCAAGAATAGATATAGGAATAATTTCTGTAGTAGAATTAGGTATAGAACCCTCTTGTTCTTCACCTTTTAATTGTATTACTTCTCCAGTATTTGGATCCATGTATTCATGGAACTTACCATCAAATGTTTCATATAATTCGTTAGTTTTTTCTACATCTAATTTAGAAGTTAAATAAATAGGATCTTTAATATCCCTTCTTTTCATAATAAAAGCAGGACGTTTTAAATACTGCTCATATTCTTCCCTACTAAATATATACTCTCTAGGTTCATATGGATCATAAACACGAACCATTGGAGTTTTAACTTTAGTATATCTTTCAGCAACTTCTAATTCCCTGTCTTCATCAAGAGCATTTCTAGTAGTTCCACGATTATATGGACCAATCTGTTGATTATTCTCTCTATTATCTCTACTAGTATCGTAATTACTTAATATACTAGTTTGTTTTGCTTCAGCAATAATATCTTTATAATCAGGATATTGAAGTAATAATTGAGATTGCATAATCTTTTTAGCAATAATAATATGATTTGCATCTCGGCAATAAGTATCTCTAGAACTTGGATCTACATATAAATCCATTGGATCTACAGATTTTAATATAACTTCACCTTTTCCAAAATCAGCATTCATATCAGGATAAGCCATAATACAACCCATTCCTTTTACATAGTAATCATCAATAGCTTGTTTTAAAACAGCATTACCATTTGAGTTGTCCCATATCCAGGACATAACATCAGAAACTACTCTAGCTGTTTTTACATCACTATCTTCTCTACCTGTTGCTTGAAATCTAGGTTTGTTTGTTGTAAGAAGAGCTTTTGCTTGCTCAACTGCACTGTGAATACAATTAACTACTACGGGAGCTTGATTTCTGGCTTTAAGTGTATCGACTTGAGTTTTAGTCCATTGAACACCTGATCTAAACTCACTATCTTCTACTGCTTGTTTTGCCCACTCAGATCTAGCTCCAGAATATTCACGCAAAAGTTCCTCAGTCAGTTTGACTTCTTGGTTTTTTTCTGGCATATTCTACTTTAATTAGTTAACTAAAATTGTTAGTAATATAAATAGGTGTTACACTGTCATCCAAGAATCATTTGAAAATTTGTTTATAAATTGAGGATTTCTTTGATTATCTCTATCGGAATCCTTATGAAAAGGACTATAGATACCTTTATTTGCATAAAACATACCATCCAGCAAATCGTCATGTTTACCCCTGGGATACAGGAGAAGCTCATCTCTCAGTTCTATCATATCTTTCCTAATATAGAACTTTCCTTGTGCAAAGTAAGGTTGTAGTGTTTCTAATCTAGATGATTTAGAATTACGAGGTCTTTCTTTTATTTCCAATCCAGATATGAATATATTTTCTTCTTCACATCTTTTCTTAACATACTCTCTAAGCATTTCCTGATAACCAACAGACTCTATTCTAGTCTTATTTGGCTTATATATTTTAAATTGATTTAATATAGCTTCAGCTAAATTCATAGGTGTAGCTCTTTGTCTGTAATATGGAAGAACAAAACGATTACCATCTTTATCAATAGCAATAGTTACGATAGTACTATAATCCGCTGTTTGTGCAGTTGATGACGCTGGATCTACTCCCATAAATACATTAACTGCTCTTATATCTTCATTCTTTTCACCTTCTAATGTTTCCATTTGCAAATAAGCTTTACCATCTTCATGTACAAGTTTACCTGAATAATTCCTAATATATTCTTCTTTAAATAATTGATCTTCATCTCCAACGATTTCACACAGGTATTCCCTGTAAAATACACTTACTCTTCCAATAGACTCTAATTCTTTCTTCTTTTGCTGCAATTTCTTTATTGGTTGCCAATCTTCCCATAATGCTATATCATTATCAAGGTCTGGTTTAAATAGAAAATTCTTCCATCCATCCATTTCTTTTAATGTTTCTACCATGCATCTTTGATGAATCGGAGTACCAATAATAGCTATTCTACCTTTCTGTGGATCTAATGATGGTATAGCTGATTGTAATAACCATCTTAGATTACCCTCCATAGCCTCAGATGTTTTAGTATTATTCTCATCCTCTGGATCATCTACCACTATAAGCGTAGGTCTTTGATTACCATGCTTGATACCACGTAACTGCTGGCCAGTACCTTTGCATATAATCATACTACCATCTTTAAGCTGTACTTCAGTCTTAGCCCAGGATTTAGCTGAATTCATACCT